TACTTAGACACGCCCTAGCATATTGTCTAATCTCTTGACAAATGCTACAATTTCTGTCTATGGGTAAATTATTGCAAGCCTTTGGGCTAGAGCCTAAAACACAATTACAAGCTCAAGCAGCACCTCAAGTGCTTGGTGAGTATTCACCTTATGCAATGCCTTTCCAGTATGCCTATGTAAGCAGAGAAGATGCTCTTAGCGTTCCTGCATTACAAAGATGCCGTAACCTTTTAAGCGGAACTATTGGAGCAATACCTTTAGAGCTTTACAAGAAATCTACTAATGAAGAACTTGGCTCACCTGCATGGTTAGAGCAACCTTCATACTCACAGCCACGATCTGTCACCATTGCCTATACAGTTGAATCGTTACTTCTATATTCGCAGGCTTTCTGGAAAGTGGTAGAGGTCTATCAGGAAGATGGACGTCCTTCTCGTTTTGAGTGGATTGCAAACAACCGCGTTACTATCACACTAGATAGCACTAACACTTATGTAAAATCTTATGCAGTTGATGGAATGACTTTACCGATGGATGGACTGGGATCTTTAGTTACTTTCCAGTCACTGCTTCCTGGCATTCTAAACACAGGTATCCAAACAATTCGCGCTGCTATTGACGTTCAAAAGGCAGCAACGATTGCAGCATCTACTCCAATGGCTACTGGCTATATTAAGAATACCGGTGCTGATCTAGATCCTAAAGAAGTATCTGGATTACTAGCTGCATGGCGCACTGCTCGCAATAATCGCAGCACTGCTTACTTAACATCTACTCTTGAATATAACCCAGTGTCATTCTCTCCTAAAGACATGATGTATAACGAGGCAATCCAGAATCTTGCTACTGAGATTGCTCGTCTTTGCAACGTACCTGCTTACTATGTATCTGCCGAGATGAACAACTCAATGACTTATGCAAATGTTCAAGATGAACGTAAGCAATTCTTATCACTATCTTTACAACCATTTATTTCAGCGATTGAAGATCGCCTATCTATGGATGATATTACTGCTCGTGGCAATGTAGTGAAGTTTGATATTGACAAGAACTTTTTGCGTACTGATCCACTTCAAGAACTAGCAGTAATCGAAAAATTACTTAGCCTCAACCTAATCACTCAAGAGCAGGCTATGGAAATGACTGATCTAACACCTAACGGAAGTCAAGGTATGGAATGAACCAAGTAATTACCTTCTCAGCTGATCTCACAGCAGACTCAGCAAGTCGCACAGTATCAGGCAAGATTGTGCCTCTTAATGTTGAAGCAGGATCAACAAACATGGGCAAGGTTATCTTTGCCTCTGGCTCAATCGACATTGCAGATGTTAAAGCAATCAAGTTGCTCAGCCAGCATGACACTAAGAAGCCTTTAGGTCGCATGGTTTCATTCAGCGAGTCTGAAGATGCTATCAACGCAGTCTTTTCTATCAGTCGCTCCCAGCGCGGTACAGAAGCACTTATCTTGGCAGAAGAAGGATTGCAGTCTGGTCTTTCAATCGGGGCTGAAGTCCTTAAGTCAAAGATCAAGGACGGCGTGACTTATGTATCCGCTGCTCGCTTGGTCGAAGTAAGTTTAGTAACAGAGCCAGCATTCAAGTCTGCTCAGGTTACTGATATTGCAGCGGAAGAATCCGATGTAGAAGAAACAATCCAACCAACAGAAAGCGAGACAGCCGTGGAAAACACCACACCAGCAGTCGAAGCAACACCAGTTGAAGCACCAGCGGTTGAAGCTGCTCGCCCAACTGTTTCAGCAATGTCATACACAAAGCCACGCATTGAACTAACAGCAGCTAAGTATGCAGAAAACACAATCCGCGCAGCATTAGGTGATGAAGATGCTCGTCAGTACCTACGCGCAGCAGATGACACAACAGATAACGCTGGTCTAGTACCAACACGCCAACTGTCAGAAATCATCAACCCACTTGGAACAACTATCCGTCCATCAATCGACGCAATCTCTCGTGGAGTATTGCCAGATGCAGGTATGACATTTGAGATCCCAAAGATCACAGTAATGCCAACTGTTGCAGAAACAGCAGAAGGCAACGCATTCTCAGACACAGATCAGAATGCAGCATTCCTATCAGTATCAGTAAAGAAGTACGCTGGACAACAGACATTCTCTGTTGAATTGCTAGATCGTACTTCTCCAGCATTCTTTGATGAGCTAGTACGCAACATGGCTGCTGCTTACGCAAAGACAACAAACGCAGCAGTAAACGCTGCTCTCATTGCAGGCGCAACAGCAGATGCAACTACAACAGTTACATACCCAACAGCAGCAGAATTGCTAGGAATTGTCGCTCGCGGATCAGCTTCTGTTTACGCAGCAACAGCAGGACTACCAAACCCATTTGCTCGCAACATGGTCGTATCAACAGGACAATGGTCAAACATCATGTCTCTAAACGATGCAGGACGTCCAATCTACACAGCATCACAGCCAATGAACGCAGGCGGTCAAGTAGCACCAACATCACTAACAGGTAATGTTGCAGGACTTAACCTCTATGTTGATCCAACAAACGCTGGCGATGGCGATGGAACAATCCTTATCGTGAACCCAGATGCGTACACATGGTACGAGTCACCAACATACCGCCTACGCGCTGAATCAACAGCAGCAGGACAGGTAACTATCGGCTACTACGGCTTTGGTGCGATTGCAACTAAGGTCGGCGCAGGCGCATTCAAGAATAACAAGGCGTAAGCCACACTAAGTCGCTCTAGGGGGTCGGTAGCCCTCCGATCCCCTAGAGTCTTTAGAAAGGACATCATGGCACTTACAACAGTCTCAGAACTCCGTACAACCCTCGGAGTGGGTACTTTGTATACAGATGCCGTCCTACAGGAAGTATGCGATGCATCTGATGCAGTTCTACTTCCAATGCTTTGGGCTCCTAAGTGGTTCGCAGTAGCGCACAGCAACATCGTGAGTGAAGGCACTCTTTACTTTGACATTCCTGTCACAGATATCTTCTATGTCGGACAGACTGTAACTATCTCCAATTCCGGTACTAAATACAATGGATCTAAAACTATTGCTAGTGTCGGTGTTTATTCAATCTCAGTACCTACGACTCACACAGTCGTACAGCCTAAACATCCTATTGAGCCATTTGGCACAGTAGCAGCTGAGACTTACACAGACTGGACAACAGACACAGCAGTCCAGCAAGCAGCTTTGATGATATCTGTTGAAATCTGGCAAGCGCGTACAGCCACCCTTTCAGGCAGTAACGCTGTCGATTTCCAGCCAAGCCCTTACCGCATGAGCGCACAGCTCCTCGCTAAGGTGCGAGGATTGATCGCACACGCACTCGATCCGCGTTCAATGGTGGGCTAATGCCAGCACCAGCCATAACAACACTTCGCACTACTTTAGCCACTGCTCTAGTAGATAACACTAAGTACCAGACTTTTGCATTCCCGCCATCTGTCGTTTTGGCTAATTCTGTAATCGTGTCTCCAGATGATCCATATCTGACACCGACTAACAATCAACATATTACGATCAGCCCAATGGCTAACTTTAAGATTATTATTACAGTTCCTTTGTTTGATAATGAAGGCAACCTTAATGGAATAGAAGATGCAGTTCTTGGTGTGTTCACTAAGTTAAATGCATCTGCCTTGACCTATAATGTAGGCGCAATAAGCGCACCAAGTATTCTCAATGCTGCATCAGGCGATCTGCTCAGCTGCGAGATGTCAGTATCTATCCTAACGAGTTGGAGTTAATATGTCCGAGTGGGAACAAGAAAACGCAGACTTCCTGAAGAAAATCGGGCAAGTTAGCACACCAGCACCAAAGCCAGTCACTACTAAGAAAGATGAGGAATAACCTAAATGGCTGTATTTCTAAATAATAAGGTCGGCATCAAGGTCAATTCTGTTGATCTTTCTGACCATGTCACAGCAGTAACACTTAACCGCACATTTGATGAACTCGAAGTAACTGCAATGGGTGACAGCGCACACAAGTTTGTAAAGGGTCTTGAGGCTGCTTCAGTCACTATCGACTTCCTTAACGACACAGCAGCAGCAAACGTATTGGCAACTCTACAAGCTGCATACGGCACTACAGTAACTGTTGTGCTACTACAGGAAAAGGGAACAGCAGTATCTGCTACTAACCCTCTCTACACATTCTCATGCCTAGTAAATGGCTTGACAGACATCAACGGCGCAGTCGCTGATATCGGTATGCAATCAGTAACATGGAATGCAAATTCAACTGTAGCTGTAACAACTACAGGTACTTTCTAAACAACTAACTAAGGGGCAAAGACATGGCAAAGTTAAAGATCGTTCGTACAGATGGAAGCGTACTAGAAGGCGAAATCACTCCAGTAGTGGAATACGCTTTTGAGATGTATGCAAAAATGGGTTTCCACAAAGCGTTTCGTGACGAAGAAAAGCAAAGCCATGTTTATTGGTTAGCCTGGGAAATTACTCGCAGATCAGGTGAAACTGTTAAGCCTTATGGGATTGAGTTTATCGAGACACTTAAGAGTGTCGAGGTTCTTGACTCAGACCCTTTAGCGTAAAGCGCGATCAACCATTCACCTACCTAATTGCTAGGCTAAGTATTAGGTTGGGGATCGCGCCACAACAACTATTGGAACTAGATAAGACCATGCTAGATGCACTTCTACAGGGTCTAAAGGATGAAGCAAAGGAGATAGACGATGCCAGCAAGCGTAAAGGGCGGCATTGAACTCCGTAAGGCTCTCCGTAAATTTACTCCCGATCTCGCTAAGGAATTGCCTAAACAGATCGGTGCTGCACTCAAGCCTATTGTTAAAGAAGCCAAAGGTTATCTTCCGGACAATGGTGGAGTCT